GGTTGTTTGATAAACAGTAGCAACGTCCTGGCGCTTTGTTAGGTCATTGGGGTCGGTACATGTCTGCACCAGCCATTGCCCCTCACATGCCATATCCATGCCGGTGAACTGCTTGAAAGTAGCTGGGCTACGCGCATCCAAATAAGGCAGCTGGACCACTACTTCAGAGTTGTCATAAGTGTCCCCGTCGTCGCCGCCAAACAAGTAAAGGATGTCGCCAGCTCGGCAATACAGCTTTCGCCCAACAATGGCCCAGGCCGTCACGTTAAAGCCTGGCTCGTACACGGACCAGGCGCTAACCTTGGAGGCTGGGAAGTAGCTGAAGACATAAATCTTAGGCCCAATAGCCAGCATGTAGCGGCCATCGCGAGGCTCCAAAACACCAACAGAAGCCTTGGCTGCCAGGCGGTTTGTCTTTAGCTCTTCAATCAGCAATGGATCAATAGCGTTGCCCACATCGCTGGTGAACGCGGCGTTTGATGCGTCACGGGCGCGCAAGCTGCGAATGCCTGATTCGGACAGATAGAACACATCGCTGTCACCAAATTCGATCACCGATTCCGGGCCGATTGCGCCGGTATTGTTAAGCACCTGGAGCTGCTGGTTTTGCCCAGCGTCCACATCAATAAACCAAATCTGCACAGTCCTCTCAGAGAAGATCGCCAGGTTGTTTTGGTAGTTGGCCAGGGAGCTTAGTTTTTCTGACCCTAGCGCATTGTTGGAGAGGTTAATAAATCCAGCACCATTGTTTGTGTCGGTCAAATCCGCTGGATTGTCAATCTTGGAAAAAAACAAAGTTGCAGCTGATGTCGAATACATCTTTGACTTGGCTGGCTTGGCGTATTCGCCTGGTGTGAAAGTGCTTGCAACCGCAGTCCCTCCGGCCAGAGAGCCGGAAGTCACGCTGGTTGTGAAATTGCCGGTATTGACAATTGCCACAGCGCGCCCGTTTGCAGCTGTTCCGCCATCCACCGCGACCACATTGACCTTAGTCCCCACAGCAGTCGCAAAATAATCCGGGCTGCTGGGGTAGTCGTTAATTGCAGCCGCGATAGCCGCTGCCGTCGTGGCGTTGTTGCCCGTATGCAAGATCGGGTCGCCCGTCACGCGCACACCGCCAACAGTTATCAAGGCTAAGGCGTTATCAATACCGCCAGCCAAATTAGTCAAGGAGCCAACAGTAAAACCACCGGTTGTTGTGACTGTAAGAACAGCCCCGTTATAAATTGAGCCTTGAGTGACCGAGGTTATCGTAACGACCGCGCCCGATGAAGTAGCTGTGAAATCGGGGTTGCCAGTAAAACTGTTTATGGCAGCTGCAAGTAGCGCTGCCGTTGCTGTATTGCTGCCGTTGTGTTGGACCGCAGAAGACAACAATGGAATAGTGTCCAAACGAATGATTGAGACAGTATCAGATGCAGAGTTAATTCCTCCGGTCACAGTAAAGCTGGCCGTTGCTGCTACGCCGACTGTTGTACCGCCGGTTACTGTAAAGCTCGCTCTTGCTCTTCCATCGTTGAAGGCCGCAATGCGCGTTCCGTTGTAGAAATGAAAAACAGAGCCATCATCGTACTGAGCAATGACGTAGGGCAGTCCGTTAAATCCAGCCACATGCAAAACACCGGTCATGGCCAGGCTGCTCGGATGCTGCAAGCGCTGGTAAGTCAAATTTGCTGGCGCGTCTGAAGAAATCGCGGGGGCAGCAATTGACCCAAAGATATACATGTTTGTGCCAACAGAGGCCAGGCCAAACGTGCTGCCTGGCAGCGCTGATATGGGGACAAATGCGGGACGCTTTTCAATTTCACCACCGCGAGTAATGTGCGCGTTAGTCAGAGTGAGAAGGGACCCAGGAACGCTAGACACCGCCATGCGGCGAGTGTCTAGTCCAGCTTTGAAGTCTTCAATTACAAAATATGCCATGTCACGGAGATTGGATTGCAACCATTGGAGGACCGCTTGGCGTGTAGGACAGAGGTTCGTCCTGACTCATCACAAAAGGATCAGACTTGGAGTTGCGCGCTTTGAGGCGCTGGTAATGGGCTTGTGCTTGCGCCAGCTTGCTTGACGCATCGCCAGCCTTTTGCCTGGCCAACACTTCAGCAGCTGCAAACAGCACAATGAGCTGATCGTCCAGCTCGGCCACATCTGCTTGAGCAACCAGCGGATTCAACGTGCGAATGCCAGTAAAGCGCAAAATTCCCTCTTGCGCTACAAGGCTGCCGTCCTGGGATGGTATTGGCCAAACCTCAATTTGGTTTGTGCCGTATTCCCGGTAACGATAAATTGGGTAACTGCGAATATCGAGATCGCTGTCGTATTGATTTAAGTGCTCATTGCCGATGCCGTAACCAAGCTTTTGGTAGCGATTGCCCCACTTGAACGTCATGTGCTCAATGCGCTCATACGTCAGATTGGCTGGCAGCGTGTAGTAACGCAAACCAGCCTGGACGGGTACGTTAATATCGACTCGCAAAAATGGCCAAGCGTAGTCATCCCACAACCGCTTTTGCTGTCGCTGAAGGACCTTGATTTGATTATTCTCCGCTAGATTGCACAGTTGGTTCGACAGCTTCTGCTGCCTTTTTTGTTTTACTTTTTTTGGTTTCGTCACCAACAATCATGTCGGACTCAACGCGAGCGGCTTCTAATGTTTCCGGCAAGTCACCAAATTTTCCAAAGAGGTTCATTACGATCTCATCTTTGTAAATCAACGCCAGGCGCTCACGCTCTTTGTCGTGATCGACTTTGATCTGATCCTTAATGACAATGGACCTGACTGCATCGTTGCCATGAATGGCGCGTAGAACTGCAATCTCAGCCGATGTCACTTCTTGTTTTGTAACGCTGTTGCCGATGTCGCCACCGATTAAAACCAAGCATTCACATACTTGCATACCATCTCCTTGGAATAAAGAAAAGGAGTGGCTTTCACCACCCCTTTTCGCGCCCTCAATTAAGAGAACTGATACACACCATGACAGTTGAGCTGGCTTGCGCCTAGCACAGCAGTCGTGGTGATCGAGCGATACATCACATATTGGTCAGCTGGACGAGCTGGTGAATGACGCTTCATCTTCTCGCCATCCATATACATGAAGTTAAGCTTGCTTGTGTCAATCAAGTAGCAACGCTTGGCGTAGTTGGTAGCACCACCAAGGGTTGTACCAATGATCGCCAACGCTAATGTCGTTGCGGCGAGAAAAACCATTTTGGGTGTAGTAGCCACGGCTGCGCAGCTCTTTAGCCAGGCGCTCTAAGAAATCAGAGCCACACAAAGCCAAATCGGGCTTGCCGCCAAAGCGACGCAATTGACGCATCTCAGCGTTAATCAAAGCTGCTACTTCGTCACCCGTTGAGGTTGTAGTAACGGCCAAGTTAACGCGATTGCGGAACCAGCTATTTGCATTAAGGGACTGATCCAAACCGCCGACAGAGCCGACAGAAGGAGCATCTTTGATGATGGAGCGAATACCAGCAATTGCTTTCGCATCCGCTGTTCCGTCGCCCCACAACAAAGAATTCATACCCTTGGCATAGCCCTCCATCATGTCCTCGAGCTTGTCCTGGAGCAAATTGGCCAGGGCTGTTTGGTCACGACCGGAGTGGTTTGTCAAGCTTGCGCTGCTGATTGAATCAACCACGGAAATTCCGTCGTTTTTCAATTCAGTCAACGTAATGCTGATACCCGCGTGATGTTCGCGCCAAGTGAAATTAACGCGTTTGATGTTGGCGGGATTGGCATACGTCACGCTATCGTTGTGGGTGTAACCCGCAACAGAAGTCGTGTATTGCCCTTTAACGCCAATAGAAACCTGACCTTTACCACCAGGGAAAGTTTTAGCTTTCGCGTCTAGTGCTGCAAGTAGGGGCTTGTCTTGAATCGAGCTTGAATATACGTTGCCCTTGTCGATAAAATAATCGAGCGCGGCATTGGCGATATTCGTTAGTTCTGCATTGGAAAATGCCATTTTATTTACCTCTCAAAAAGGATGTTGATTGATTTCATGCCCTTTGAGCCAAAGTGTTTTGAATGACATCCAATAACGATTTAGGCTCTGGTAAGGGCGTACCACTTACTTTTCCGCCGACCGCTGTTCTCATAGGTTGTTTTACGCCACGCACCGATCTCAACCGATCAGAAACTGTTTGATATGCGTTCTGCGCATATTGCAAAGCTTCATCGGAATTTCTCGGGCGACCTCTCTCGGCGACAAGAGCGCGAACACGATCGTCAATCATCTCGGCTTTAAGTTCGTAATCAGGATCACTCTCACGCACAGAATCTTCCCAGGCCGTGACAGTTTGGGCCATCGAGTTGGTATGACTCAATTGCTGTTGCTGTCGGAAACGCTGGTTTTCCTCTTGCGTAATCGCAGCTTGGCGCTGAGCTTTAAACTGCTCACGCCACAAATCTTGAGCGGTGTTTTGGTCGATATAGCCCTGTTCGACTTTTTCGGCCAATCCATCAGGCAAACGATGACCGGACGCAAGCGCCAGGTTGTCCGTTAGCTTTCTGAGTTCCTCATACGCTTTGGCTGGATCGCCAACCTTCATCATGGCCATGAGCTGAAAACCTTGAGCCACCTCTTCGGGGGTCAATTGGTTCTTGTCCATGAAATCCGTGATTTGGTCGTACTGAGTAGCTCGCCCTCTTAATTCATTGCGATCGCGAATCAACTGCTTGAAGCGCGGGTGCTTATGAAACGGCGTATCGGAAAAATCATCTTCAGACTTATCGTCTTCTGATGCGTCATCCTCAGCGTCGCTCCCATCTGTTACGTTCTCATCCTTGGTTGGCGAAACCAGTTTGGAGCTGTCGGTATCTTCCTCTTCAGCTGTCTTTTCAACAGCGTCGCGGACAACCGCAAGCAAGCCTTCATCATCGCCATGTGCGTCAGACGAATTCGCATCGACCTGGCCTTCATTGGCCTGGTCGTTAACGTCCATATCACCGGCGGACGAAACCGATAATTCGAGTTGCTGTTGTTCAGCCATTCAACGTCCCTCCTAATTCGTATTGTGCCGACATTTTGTCTGATATACAACACTTATCATACAAATTGCCCAAAATAAAACTAAACCGCATTTGCACCCATTGGAGGCAAAGAGCCGCCACCGGGTTTTGGCATTGGGACCACGTTGTTGCCGCCCTGGGCCGCTTGCATTCCAGGATTGGCAACACCCGACATCTGACCCATTGCAGCCTCAGCGTTCTTGACCGCATTCATGGCAACAATGGACGGCACGTTTTCAGACAGCGCAGAATCAATGTCCAACTTGTCGTCCAAGCGCTTGAGAACCTCTTTGACCACCCACTTAGGATCAATGCCTGGCAGCTGGAGTAAGTACGGCAGCATGCGCTCAATGTTGCGCAGCTCGGCAGCCTGATTCGGCTTGCCGGTTGACCCAGCCTCGATCTCCAGGAATATCTCTTCTTGGACTTGCTCGTTTGTCAGCTCAGGCCATACAGCGCCCTGGCCCACAATCTTTTTAACCTGGTCCGTTGACATTTCGGTGAGCAAAATTTGTCCGCTGGCGCGGGTAATCTCCGACATAAAGGTGTCCAGCTCGTCAATCTGAGCGCCCATTGCCGACATGCGGCTGCTCTCGGCAATACTGGTTTCCGTGGCCGTGGCGTTAGACAAGCCACCAAAGGTAGCCTCTTGAGCGCCAACCACCAGCTGCACATCGTCAAAAATGGTTTTGACTTCGTACAAATTGGGGTCAATTCCGATCATTCGGACCGGCTGGATCAGGTCATCGACCTTCTCACCAGCTGCCATGCCTTGAATTTCAATCACGGCATTGGCTGGATGACTCTTGAGCTTTTCTTTGTCCTCTTCTTCCAGGCGGCCAGCTGGGGCGACGTACTTGGGACGATTGGCGCGCCTGTGTTCCCGCAAACCCTGACGGGCGCGGTTGTATTCGGCTTGCATTGGAGCGATCAGCTGCACATCGCTTGGGGGGTAAATCTCATCCTTGTGCTCGACCTCGTTAAATACCAGGGCGTAGATTGGCCAAAAGGTATCGACCTTGATTTTTGGAGCGCAAGGCTCCTCCAGGAAGTCTTTATGCCCCTCGGCTGCGACATACACCAAGCCGCTGGGCTTGTCGTACACCTCATACACACAAACCAGCCCTTTTTGGGCATCTTCATTGCTGTTTTGTAAATAAGAACCCATCTGCACCGATGCGCTGTCTTGCTTGCGGCCCTTGGTGTCGTATGGCGTGTAGTTACCCTTGATGTCCACGCCGTAAATCTCGCTAACCTCGTCCGGGGTTAGGTACATTTCGTGCGCAACCCAGCGACAACCCACAAAGCCGCGCAGCTGGCGGCACATAGGGTCCACGATGATGGCGTTGGCCTCGGGGAAATCAAACAGTAAGCCTTCGCGCAAAACCATTTCAGGCTCGCACATCAACGCTTTCAAAGAAAGCACCAGCTCTTCTATCTCCGGGTCATCAATCTGCACATCGCCCTTCAAAGCCTCTTTGGCAATGCGGCGCATGTGGTCGATTTGAGCGGTGATGTCGTTGATCTTGGCGGAGACTTCGGGGCGGCGCTCCATCTCACGCTGAAAGCCTAATTTGACAAAGCCAGCGCTGGTCGTAATCACCCGGCGCACCAATGCCTTCATTTGCCCTTTGAAATTGGGCTGGGCCTCTTGCATAAAGTAGGTGAACAAAGCCTCCAGGGTCTGAGCTACTCGGTCAATCTTGCGACGGCGTTCTGTGACTTGCTCGTACTCAGCAATCAGCAGCTCCACTTGTGGCGGCACTTCCATTTGATAGCTCATTGCTTTGAGCCGTCCCTCATAGGCTTGCTTGAGCAACTCGTTATCGCCCGTCCATAACTGAAAATCCAATCGGTTACGACGCTTGGCAATGCACTTGGGATTTTTGGCGTAAAGCGCAGCTGTGCGCTGCTGCACATGGCGGTTAATCAGGTTGGCTGTGTAGCGCTTTTCATCCCAATCGCGGTCGTCATAGCCTTTCAAGGCCAAATCCATATCGCGTGTCATTTGGTCAAAGCGCTTTTTGTAGTGCTGCTTGGCGTTGTTCACCCTGGCCAGCACATCTTTGACCAACTGTTGTCTGCGCAAAGGAGGGTCTTTCTTTTCCTCTTCTGCACCATCTTCAACCATCGTAATCATGTCCATTTAAAACCCTCCTGATGCGCTCAATAAGCGTCGTTCTTTGTCACGAAATTTGCTGTCCCATTTCACCCAGGCAAGACTGCCGGTCTTGGGACGATCTGTTTTTACTATCTCAACAAGGCGCGGACCCGATTGACGCGCCAGGCCCATACCAATCCAGGCCAAGGTGTCCACAAAGTCGTCGTGCCTGGCGTTGGGAAACTTCATCAATTCATCAAAGGCATTCATCACCCAGGGCGCGCCCTTGGGAAACTTGACTTTCTTCATTGCCATACGGCCCTGGATGGATTGAGCGCGCTGCACCTTGTTGGCCACCGGTGTGACCTCTTCAATGGCGCAATACACCTTCTCTTCCATCATGCGTTTACGCAAGAATGGCCCGATGGATTTGCTGATGTGGCCTTTTTCGGCCCACCACAGCATTGGCTTGTGCTGCTTCATTAAGCGCAGCATGGCCTCCACCACAACGTCAGACGATTTCTTTTCCCACCAGCAATCAAGTAAGTAAATATCGCCGTACTGGTCCACGCCAGCAATCAGTAAAACTGTGCTGTCCGATCTGCTCTTGTCCTGGCCAACAGCATGGTCGCTTGCAGCAAAGATGCGCATGTCTTTTGGCAAATCTTTTCGGTCGTATTGCACAAGGTAATCACGACGGAAAAAATCTCCATCCTCGGGGCTGGGACGCTGCTGATACAAGGCAGCAAAGCCTCTTGGGTCCAG